AGTAATTTTAAAAGAAGTAGATACAGAGTCTGTATTTAAAGAATCAGCATTACCACAGATCAGTGAATATGTAGAAGATGCAATTAAAAATCTAACACATGTTCATCAGGTTCCAGATGCAGATGATCCTGTTTTTTATAGGATGAGATATCTAAATGAGATGTTGGCAATGGTTGAAACAGATGTAGTTGCTAACTATGACTCTGATGTTTTATTACCAGTAGATACCTATGTCAAAGCACAAGCGATGTGTAAGGGTGAGTATGATCTAGTCTATCCATATGGACAAGGAATGTGGCAGAAACAAATATTTGCAGATGATAATTTAGTAAGTGATTTTTTATCTAATGATTGTAAGTTTGATATCTTAGAAAGACAAAGTAAAGATTATGATGCTCAAACAGGTCATGTTCAATTCTTTAAAACTAAATCTTATCTTGAAGGTGGTATGGAGAATGAAAACTTTAAGTCATGGGGACCTGAGGATGCAGAAAGATTGTACAGATTTAATACTTTAGGTTATAATGTTAGTAGGATAGATGACTGGGTGTATCACCTAGAACATACTAGAGGTGAAAATTCATGGTATAATAATCCATATATGCAGAACAATACTAATCTTTGGGAATCACTTCAAAGAATGAACAAAGATCAGTTGAAGCAATATTATACCAATCAAGATTATCTAAAGAAATACAAATGATAGGATTTAATTATCTTGGTAAGTTAGGTCAGTTGGGAAACCAAATGTTTCAGTACGCCAGTGTATTGGGAGTTGCTGAAGGCATAGGAACATCATGTTGTATTCCTAAACATGATGATATCATGGTTGATGCTTTAGGAAATAGATTGAGAGTTGAGTTGTTTGATGCCTTTAAGATTAATCCAGAGCATGTTGGATTCATACCAGCAAAAGATTTACAAGAGAAAACATATGAATATGATGCATCATTCCTCAAATTAAATCCTGAGGTAGATACTAATCTAGTTGGATTTTTTCAGACTGAAAGATACTTCACACATGTAGAAGACAAAGTTAGAAAAGAATTTACTTTCCAAGATCACATAGTAAATGAGTGTGAGGATATTATAGAATTATTTGAAGAACCTATTGCATTACATATTCGTAGAGGTGATTATCTTAGAAACTCAATGAATCATCATAACTTAACATTAGAATATTATGAGAAAGCATTAAGTTATTTTCCTAGAGATCAGCAAGTAGTTATATTTTCAGATGATACTGAATGGTGTATGGAACAGTTGCTTTTTATTGATAATAGATTTATAGTATCAGAAGGAAATAGTTCTTATCATGACTTATATTTAATGTCTAAATGTAGTGACTTTATTATATCTAATTCTACCTATTCATGGTGGGGTGCATGGTTAGCAAACACAGGAACTGTAATAGCACCTGATACTTGGTTTGGTCCTAATAACTCGCATAAATCATTAAAGGACTTGTATCCTTCTCATTGGAAAGTGATTGCATCATGACAGTATTTTACATTAATTATTCTGATATTAATTATCGTGATCATCAGAATTTTTTAGTTGACACCATTAAGAAAAATAATCTATTTGATGATGCAGAAGCATACACTAGAGAGTGGTTAGAAACAACTGATTTTTATAAAGAAAATAAAACTATCTTAGATAAGGATAGGTTAGCTGGTTATGCTTTATGGAAACCATATGTCATTCTTGATAAACTCAAGAAAGTTGATGATGGTGATATTGTTGTGTATATGGATTGTGGAGATATACCTTTACAGGGAATCAAAGAATGTATTAGTGATTACATGATAGACCATGATCAGTATTTTATATCTCAAAATCATACTGGTGTTAATAAGTGGTTTATCAAAAGAGATTGTTTTTATTATATGGGATGTGATGAAGAAAGATATTGGAATTCAATACAATTAGAAGATGGATTCTTAGCATTTAAGAAGACTGATTATAATATAGAACTTGTAACTGAGTGGATGAAATATTGTGCTGATGAAAGATGTGTAAGTGATATACCAAATCAATGTGGACTAGAAAATCTAGATGGATTTCAAGATCATAGACATGATCAAAGTATCATCACTCTCTTACAATTAAAACATAATCTACCATGTGTGATGGGACATACTGGTATTAGACATTTTATAAAATGGAATGTACTAGAACATAAAGATGGTGTAGAGTATTCTAATGGTGTGTATGATTGGGATGCAACAGGACAGATAATTCAAGTACAACCATCTAATGATATTGACCATAGTATTATCCTTACTGTTCATAATAAAGGATGGTTATTACCTAGAGTTCTTGATGGTATCAAACAAAATACTGTGGGTGCATATGAACTGATTGTAGTATTGGATGGATGTACAGATGACTCTGAAAGTATTGTTGATGAGTTTGTAAAAGGCAATAAAGATATCAAGATAAAGATAGTTCATACACCAGATGTATTTGAAACTAAAGCAAACAATGCAGGTTTAAGAGAAGCAGAAGGTGATAAGTTAATTATTGTACAAGATGATATGGTGGTAAAAGAAAATGGTTGGAATGCTAGAATGCAAAAACCATTTGATAACTTCTATGATGTATTTGGTGTGACTGCTAGATCTGCTTTTAATTATAGATTTAATCAGAGTAGTAGATGTGCATATATGGAGGAGGAAGAAGACTTGAAGATTGATACTGATTGGAGTGATATGTTTGGATACCAATCACATACTAATAGAGATGAAGGATTGCAAAGAGATATCTTTGCTGTTAGAAATAATGTATGTCGTGGTCCTCTAATGTTGGATCATGAGGACATGCTGAACTTAGATTACTTTGATGAGATCTTTGCACCACAAGATCAAGATGATGCTGATCTATGCTATCGTGCATGGAAAAAATTAAACAAAGTTGTGGGTGCTTATTGGATTGATTATGAATCTGATAATACATGGGGTAGCACAAGACCTGATGGACATACACCTGCTCCTTGGTTGTTTAAAGCACACCATAAAAACACTAGAATTGTATGGGATAGACACCATGATATTATTCTAAATGAAAACCATGATGACAATAGGAAATTGAACTGATGAACTATTCAAAAAGATTTAGTAGCAAATTCTTTGCTAGACTTTTAAAACCAGAAGGGCAAAATCCTATAAGAGATAGAGCAACTTCTTTTGAAATTATTTTTAACTTATTAGATAAGAAAGAGAATAAAAGTAATTACTTAATTGTAGAAACTGGATGTATGAGAGGAGATCATACACCAGTTAGTAGTCCATATGCTTTAGGTGATGATGGAGCTAGCACTTATATCTTTGATGACTTTATTAATTTTTATGATGGTGAAGTCTTATCTGTAGATATCAAACAAGATAATGTTGATTATGCTAACAAGTTTACCTCTGATAGAACAAGTGTATATTGTAGAGATTCAGTACCATTTCTGTGGGAACTTCCTGAGAAAACAAAGATAGATTTTTTATATCTTGATTCTTTTGATCTTGATCCCAACAATCCAGTTCCCTCTCAGTTACATCATGTTAAGGAGTTATGTGCTTGTATGAAAAATCTTAAGAAAGGAACTATAATTGCTGTTGATGATCACTTAAATACACCAGAGTTTGATCAATATAGATCTACTTTAGTTCAAGGTGGTAAAGCAAGATTTGTAGAAGACTTTATGAAAAATATTGATGCAGAACTATTGCATGATGGTTATCAAATTGTATGGAGGTTATGATGAGTGATGTTTTAATTAAAGCATATCATGGTGGTTTGGGAGATTGTTTACAGTTCTCTACGCTTCCAGAACAATTCTCAAAACAACAGGGTAGAGATACTTATGTTTTGGATGAATCTGATTTTAGAAATAAAGAAATCTATGATTTAGTATGGGGATGTAATCCTTATATTAAAGGAGTCAAATCAGGTCATTGGAATGCTGGTGACATACCAGAAATAAGATTTACCAATGATAATGGATATCATAGTTGCATTAAAAACTGGGAAGAGTTACATGGACTAAAACCAACTAATGAATATCCTAAAATTTATTATGAACCAAAGAAGGTAGAAGGATATGAAGATTGTATACTAGTAGATCTATCATCAATATCATTAAAACATGATGGTAATAAAAGAAGTTTCCCACCTGCATATGATCCAAAGGAAGTAGTTGTTGAGTATGAAAAAATCAGAGAGAAATATCCTGACAAGAAGTTCATACAAGTTTTCTTTGAACAAAATCTTGGATCTCAATCCATTCAAATAGAATCTGATGATGGTGTTTTAGTAAAATCTATTTTTCATTATTGTGATCTTATGAGATCCTCTTTTGGTATCATTGGTCTGTATAGTGGACAAAGTGCACTAAGTGCTGCTATACTAGAGTATAATCCTGATCTTCTGAGTTTCTGTATGGTATCAGAAGCTGTGTATAAAAAACATAGTCTTCAAAGTGGGTTTATCTTTGATAAATTAAACTATGTTATTATACCTGAGACTGAAGAAGTATTAGACACTTCTATTCATTAATGGATTACTATCGCAACATTTTAATCACTGGATGTTCATCTGGTTTAGGTCAAGCACTTTTCAATAAAGTATGGGAAGATGATAATCTAAATCCTTTTGGACATTATAGAACTGAGGATGGAGATCCTCATGCTTTAATAGGTGATATTACAGATTCTGATTTTCCAGAAAAATTAGATAATCATATTAGAAAAAATAAAATTGATTGTTTTATTAACAATGCTGGTGTTTATGAAGGAGATATCATAGATACAAATTTAGGATCTCAAATTAGAATGTTGCAAGTAGTTTATAAGTATTTTTTACAGAAAGAAAAGGGAAGAATTATTAATATAAATTCTGTTGCAGGACTTTATCCTAGTGCAAATGAATCAATATATTGTGCTTCTAAATTTGGATTAAAAGGATTCTCTAAATCAATACAATTAGAAGCAGTGGGAACGGGAATAGAAGTAACTGATGTATATCTTGGTGGAGTTAGAACCAGAATGACAGAGGATAGAGATAACTATGAGGATTTAATGAGACCAGAGGATATATCAGAATGTTTAATAGATTTAATAAACACTAAAACTTTTTATGTAAATGAAATTACCTTAAGAAGAAGAAATGTGTTTAGTCACAACCATGTAATGTATGATTAAATGAAAGCAGCAGTTCTTGAAAAATTAAATTCACCTCTTGCAATCAGAGAGGTTTTTCCTACACAATTATTACCAGGTCAAGTATATGTAAAGGTATTAGTTAGTGGAATATGTGGTGCTCAGTTACATGAGATCAGAGGTCATAGAGGTAATGAAAAGTTTTTACCACATCTTATGGGACATGAGGGTTGTGGTATAGTTAAAGAAGTAGGACCAGGTGTGACTACAGTACAAGAAGGTGACAAAGTTGTAATGCATTGGAGACCTGGTTCTGGAATTGAATCAGAGTTTCCAAAATATCATCTAGGTGAGAAGATAATTTCAAGTGGAAAATGTACAACATTAAGTGAGTTCTCAATAGTTTCTGAAAACAGAGTAACTAAAGTTCCTAGTGATACACCAACAAATCTTGCTGCTATGCTTGGTTGTTCTCTTACATCAGCAATGGGTATCATTGATAATGAATGTCATTTAAAATTTGGAGAATCAGTTGCTGTAATTGGATGTGGTGGAGTTGGATTAAACTTAATTCAAGCAGCAAAAATGAAGAATGCTTATCCAGTATATGGTGTAGATATTAATGATAAAATGTTTGATCTTACAAAACAAATTGGAGTTGATGTTTTCACATGTGATTTAGAATTTATTCCACATAAAGTTGATGTAATTCTTGATACTACAGGAGTACCTGAGGTCATATCAAAGGCATTTGATAAACTAGCACCAAGTGGTAGATTGATTATGGTAGGTCAACCTGCACCAGATACAGACTTAAATATTTTTAATCCTCTATCTATGTTTGATGGTCAAGGTAAATCTATAAGGGCATCACAAGGTGGTGGAACTAAACCTGATGAAGATATACCAAGATATATCAAACTTGCCAATAAAGGTGCACTAGATTATAACACACTACATACTGATACATTTCCATTAGATGATATCAATGATGCATTTGACTTGCTAAAAACAGGAAATGCAGGTAGAATAATGATTAAGATAGGAGAAGATGACTAGTGAGAAAACAATGGACTAAAGAAGAACTGATCGCTTTTGAAGATCATATTGGTGATCTTTATATGGATAATCAACTTCCTTTTCTTTTTCATCTGTCTGGTGGAAATGAAGATCAACTGATTGAAATATTCAAAGATATTAAAGAAGGTGATTATGTAATCTCTAATCATAGAAATCATTATCATGCTTTACTTCATGGCATACCACCTGATGTTGTAGAGGATAGAATTAAGAATGGTAGGAGTATGTTCATCTATGATCGTAAAAGAAACTTCTTTGTTTCTGCAATCATAGGAGGAACACCTGCTATTGCTGCTGGCATAGCATGGGCATTGAAAAGAAAGGGATCAACTCAAAAGGTCTGGTGTTTTGTAGGGGATGGCACAGAGGATAATGGACACCTCTCAGAGGCAGTTAGATACGCAGAGGGATTTGATTTACCATGTAAATTTATTATTGAAAGCAATGACAGATCATGTGAAGCATCTAATCAAGACAGATGGGGTAAGACAGCTCATCCAGAATATAATTCTGATTATGTTATTAAGTATCATTATGAGCCAACATATCCTCATTGTAGGAAACCTGGTATGATTGATTTGTCTAAGACAAATAAGAAGACTGATGATGAATATTTTCCTCCACTTAAAGAACCAAATATAATGACATATCTGGCTCAAGATTGGGTTGCACCAACACAACCATATAAAGATGCAATGATAGAATCAATGACTCAATTAGGAAAGTTGGGTGCTATCTTTATTGGATATAATGTTAAGTATGGAAATGCTATTGGAACATTAAAGAATGTTCCTGATGATCAAAAGTTAGAAACACCAGTAGCAGAAAACCTTATGGCAGGTCTTGCTATTGGTATGTCATTTGAAGGGTTCTTACCAGTTCTTTATTATGAAAGACATGACTTTATGATGGTTGCTGCTGATGCAATTATTAATCACATTGATAAGATAGAAAGAATATCTCATGGTGAGTTTAAATGTCCTATAATTATCAGAGCAGTTACTGCTGATGCTGGACCTTTCTATTCTGGTATAACACATTCTCAAGATTTCACTAGTGTCTTCAGAGAAGCTGTTAGTTTTCCAGTTCTAGATCCAGTCAATGGTGCAGGTGTTACTAGTTGTTTACTTGCTGCACGTAGAAGTGGTAAACCATGTATGATAATAGAAAGAAAGTCTAGGTATTGATGGAAAAGAAAATCCTAGTTATAGGTGACAGTTGTGTAGACTCATATGCATATTGTAAATCAACAAGATTAGCACCAGATAAACCTGTTCCAGTATTAGAAGTTTTAGATACTGTTAATACACCTGGTATGGCATACAATGTTTTTCGTAATGTAATATCACTAACAAGTTTTCCAAAAGGAATAGATCTTTTAACAAATGAAAGATATGAAGATGTTGTTAAAACAAGATATGTTGATGCATTTAGTAATCATATGTTTATGAGAGTTGACTCTTTAGTTAATATTGATAGAATAAAGGATAATAATATTAAAGATGGTTATGATACAGTAATCATCTCTGATTATGACAAAGGATTTTTAACCACAGAAGATATTGAGTACATATGTACCAATCATCCACAGGTGTTTTTAGATACTAAAAAGATTCTAGGAAACTGGGCAAATGCTGCTAGGTTTATCAAGATCAATAATCATGAATATGAAAGGTCTAAAGATTATTTCCAAAACATTAGTGTTCAAGATAGGGTAATCCAAACTATGGGATCAGAAGGATGTTATTACAATGGCAAACAATATCCTGTAGATCAAGCAGAGGTTATGGATTTATCTGGAGCTGGTGATACATTTATGGCAGCACTAGCAGTTAAGTATACTGAGACAGGAGATATAGATTCTAGTATCACATATGCAAATTCTTGTGCATCACAAGTTGTTAAAAAAAGAGGGACTACAGTAGTATGAGAAAAGTTATTTTAACTGGATCTGATGGTTTCATAGGTAAATCATTTAAGAAAACTCTTAGTAAAACATGGGATGTAGTAGAAGTTGAGAAACATAATTGTTGGAGTTTCTTATTAACTTTTAAAGATTGGAGTCAGGTTGATTTTATATGTCATCAAGGTGCAAACTCTTCAACAGTTGATAAAGATTTATTTGATATCTGGAAAACTAATACAGAGTTTAGTTTAAATTTATTTCAACTAGCAATAGAACATCAGATACCTGTAAAGTATGCATCATCAGCATCTGTATATGGAAGAACAAATGATACTATGAATCCATTGAATTACTATGCTATTTCAAAATTGACTATTGATTATTGGGTTCAAGATCATATCAAAGAGTTTAAACATGTTCAAGGATTTAGATATTTTAATGTGTATGGTGATGGTGAAGATGAGAAAATAATTAGAGATCAATCTAGTCCAATTAGTAAATTCATATATCAAGCACAAACAGATGGAGTGATTAGGGTATTTGAAAATTCTAAAACTTTCTTTAGAGATTTTGTTTGTGTGGATGACCTTTTAAATATCATGCTAGATAATACTAGAGAGTCTGGAATATATGATCTTGGTACAAGTAATCCAATATCATTTCTAGCAGTTGCAAATATTGTAGCAAAGTACTATAATGCACATGTAGAATACATACCTTTTCCAAAACATTTAGAAGGTAAATATCAAACATACACAAAGGCAAAACCTGAGTGGGGTACTTATCAATTTAAAACAGTAGAGGATTATGTCAAAGATAGTGTGGACTAATGGATGTTTTGATCTATTGCATCCAGGTCATATAGAACTTTTCAAAGTTGGCAAATCATTAGGAGATAAACTTATAGTAGGTTTAGATTCTGATGAAAGAGTCAGAGAAATGAAAGGTGACACAAGACCAATAAATACCTTTGAAGATAGGAAAGCAATTCTTGAATCTATCAAATACATTGACCTTGTGTTAGAATTTGATAGTGAAAAGGAATTAGAAAATCTCATACAACTATACAAACCTGATATCTTAATTGATGGGGGTGATTGGAGGAATGCCAATGGAGTGGGTAGACAATATGCGAAAGAGGTTAGATTCTTTGATAGAATCAAGGGGTGGAGTAGTACCAGAATCATCGAAAGGTGCGCTGATGCAAGCTGGTGATCCTATAAAATTTGTATCCAAAGGATGGGGTTATGAGAAATGGATTGCTAACAGTCCTAGTTACTGTGGTAAACTTCTTTTCATAGCAAAGGGAAAGAAATGTTCTTGGCATTATCATAAATTAAAAGATGAAGTCTTTTATGTTCAGAGTGGTGCTATTGAACTTTCATATGGATGGAATGTGGATAAAAAATTATCTGAAACTGTTACTTTAATAAGAGGAGATAAGTTTCATGTCCCTACAGGTTTGAAGCATCAGATGTTTGCTCTGAAAGATACTGAATTATTTGAGTTCTCAACTCAACATTTTGATTCAGATAGTAATAGAATAGAGAGGGGAGATTAATATGAGATACTGTGTTGATATTGATGGAACTATTTGTACACCCACAGTAGGAAGAGGATATGAAAAAGCACAACCTTGGAGTGATAGGATATCAACTATCAATAAATTATATGATGAAGGAAATCATATAACATATTTTACTGCTAGGGGTATGGGTAGATTTAGTGATGATCCAGATGCAAGTGTAAAAGCATCTGCTCTATTGTTTGATCTTACAGAACAACAACTTAAAGATTGGGGTTGTAAATATAATGATTTGATATTAGGTAAACCTCATGCAGATATTTTTATAGATGATAAAGGAATACAGTGTGATGATTTTTTTAATGACAATGGATCACAATCTATTGGAACAGTTCTAAGAAAATGAGGATTCTGCTTACAGGACATAAAGGTTTTATTGGTAGTCATGTCTATGAGCATCTAACAAGAATAGGTTATGATGTAGATGGATTGGATAGACCAGATGACATAGGTGACTTTGCAGATGTTGGATGTGCTGATTATGATATTGTAATTCATCTTGCTGCATATGCTGCTCTTAGAGATAGTATTGAAAATCCAAATAAGTTTTGGGAGAACAATGTTGAAAAATCAAAACCCATATTTGATTATTGTAGAAAGTATGATATTCGCTTGTTGTATGCAAGTTCTGCTGGTGCACATGGTTGGTGGCAGAATCCCTATGCAATAACAAAGAAGGTGAATGAAATACAAGCACCACCTAATAGTGTTGGTATGAGATTCTTTAATGTTTGGGCAGAGAAGGATAGTAGAGAGGATATGCTTTATAGAATGCTACAGGATAACACAGCACAATATCTAACAAGACATAAGAGAGATTGGATTCATGTACATGATATTGCAAGAGCAATCTGTTACTTGATACCAGACAAGTTTAGAGGTGTGTTAGATATAGGAACAGGAAAGAATTATTCTGTTTTAGAATTAGCAGAGAGAATGGGAAGAGGTGATCTTCCTATAAAAGATGATACACCATCTGAACCAGATGAATTGTGTGCTGACATTACCCAATTGACAAAACTGGGATGGTTCCCTACAATAGATATAATGGATTTGTTAAATGGATAGAAATAAAGCAGTCTATAAATTAAAGAACTTTGGTCCTGTATATTATCTTAATCTAGATGAACAACCAGAGAGAAAAATTTATATGGAAGCTCAGTTTAAATACTGGGAGATTGAAAACTATACAAGAATATCTGCATATGATGGTAGAGAAGATGACCTTAGTGATATTATAAAAGGTAGATATCCTGATCACATGTCAAGTGGAGAAGTTGGATGCACTACTTCTCATCTAAAAGCAATCAGACATTGGTTAGATACATCTGATAGTCCATATGCAGTCATCATGGAAGATGATTGTAGTTTAGATCTAGTAAGATATTGGAATTTTACTTGGAATGATTTCTATTCCAAGGTTCCTTATGATTGGGATGTAGTTCAGATTGCTGTGATATGTACAGGTGATGTCAATATCAAAATTCATAAAAGATTTGTAAATGAGTTCTCTACTGCTTGTTATATCATTACAAGACATCATGCACAGAAGATGATGAAACTTCATTGGAGAGGTAAAGATAAGTATAGATTGGATAATGGTGTAAGACCTAGAGCAGTTGCTGATGATCTTCTATACAATTCTGGTAACACATATACTATACCTCTTCTTCTTTACAAGTTAGAACTAGGTTCTTCTATACATCCAGTTCATGTTGATGTATTCCACAAGGGTAATTATGATGCTCAGTTTGCTTATTGGAGTCAGAATGGTGCACAAACTAATATAGATCACCTTATGGATTATGATCCTTATCTGGG